ATAAAACCAGGATCAAAATCAGCAAATCGCAGAAAATCATTCTGTGCCCGTATGGGAGGAATGCCCGGTCCTATGAAAGATGAAAAAGGTAATCCAACAAGAAAAGCATTATCTTTAAGAAAGTGGAATTGTTAGTATATCATCAGAATTATGAAAACTTATAAAAAATTATGTCTGATAACATCTACTTAGGTAATCCCAATCTAAAACGGGCAAATACCCAGATCGAGTTTACTGAAGAACAAATATATGAGTTCTTAAAGTGTAAAGAAGATCCTGTATATTTTACACTCAATTATATTAAGATCGTCACTCTTGACCATGGATTGCAACCTTTCAAAATGTATCCATTTCAAGAGAAGTTAATTAGCAATTTCCACGAGCACAGATTTAATATTTGTAAGATGCCTCGTCAGACAGGTAAATCTACAACTTGTGTCTCATATCTATTACATTATGCAGTTTTTAACGATAATGTAAATATTGCTATACTGGCAAACAAAGCATCTACGGCAAGAGATCTTCTCAATAGATTGCAACTTGCTTATGAGAACTTACCCAAGTGGATGCAGCAGGGTGTGATATCCTGGAACAAAGGTTCTTTGGAACTTGAGAATGGTTCCAAAATATCATCAAACTCCACATCATCATCTGCTGTTCGTGGTGGATCTTACAACATCATCTTCTTGGACGAATTTGCGTTCATTCCAAATCACATTGCCGATGACTTTTTTGCATCGGTTTATCCAACAATTTCTTCTGGTCAAAGTACAAAGGTAATTATTGTTTCTACCCCTCGTGGTATGAATCACTTCTACCGTATGTGGCACGACTCTGAGAAGGGCAAAAACGGATATGTGGCTACAGATGTCCATTGGTCAGAAGTGCCTGGTAGAGACGAAGAATGGAAGAAGCAGACGATTGCGAACACTAGTGAGCAGCAGTTTAAGGTTGAGTTTGAGTGCGAATTTTTAGGTTCTGTAAACACGCTTATTAATCCAGCAAAACTAAGAAACCTTGTATATGATGACCCGATTAAAAGAAATGCCGGATTGGATGTCTATGAAGAAGCAAAAGAAGATAGTAACTATCTAATCACAGTTGATGTTGCGAGAGGAATTGGTAATGATTACTCCGCGTTTATTGTTTTTGATATTACAAATTTTCCGTACAAAATTGTAGCAAAATATAAAAATAATGAAATTAAACCGATGATGTTTCCAAGCATCATTCATCAAGTAGCAAAAGGTTATAATGAAGCTTGGTTATTGGTCGAAGTCAATGATATTGGTGATCAAGTTGCAAGTATTCTACAATATGATCTTGAGTATGATAATGTACTGATGTGTGCGATGAGAGGTCGTGCAGGGCAGATTGTAGGTTCTGGTTTCTCAGGTAAAAAGTCACAACTCGGAGTTAGAACAACTGCCGCAGTTAAAAAATTGGGATGTTCCAATCTAAAAACTTTATTAGAGGACGATAAACTACTTGTATGTGATTATGATATCATCGCAGAACTAACAACATTTTCTCAAAAAGGTAATTCGTTTGAGGCAGAAGAAGGTTGCAATGATGATCTAGCTATGTGTCTCGTCATTTTTTCTTGGTTAGTCGCACAAGATTATTTTAAGGAAATGACGGACAATGATGTTCGTAAAAGAATATATGAAGAGCAAAAAAATCAAATCGACCAAGATATGGCTCCATTTGGTTTTATCTCCGATGGTATTGACGAAATGACTAGTTTTGTAGATGACTCTGGTGATAGATGGTACACTGACGAATACGGTGATCGTTCTTATATGTGGGACTATATGTAATAGTAGTAATTTATAAATACTTGTAGAATAAATTTGGATTGCGAGGGATTTAAGATGCCGCTAAATTTAGCATCTCCTGGAATTGTAGTAAGGGAAGTAGATTTAACAGTTGGTAGAGTTAATTCATCCTCGGATAGTGTTGCTGCTCAGGTAGCACCCTTCGCAAAAGGACCTGTTGATTCTCCTGCTGTCATTGAAAACGAAAATGACCTTCTAAACACTTTCGGACAACCATACTCAACCGATAAGCACTACGAGCATTGGATGGTGGCTTCATCATACTTGGCGTATGGTGGAACAATGTTGATTTCAAGAGCAGATGATACCGGACTTAAGAATGCTTTTGTCGGAACAGCTTCAAGTATTAAAATTAAGAGCGACGATCATTATAACCAACTTGGATATGATGAGAATGCTATTACCAACGTAACAGTTGCTGCTAAAAACCCAGGTTCTTGGGCGAATGATATTAACGTTGCAATCATCGATGCAAAAGCAGATCAAATTTTAGGAATTACTACCACAAACCTAGCAATAGGTTATGGAGTTACTCAGGCAGTTCCTGCAAATACTGTTTTAGCAGGAGCAGGGACAACTAGTGTTTTAACCGGATACTTTAAAGGCATTATTACTGAAGTTGGTGTTGGCAAAATTTCAACAAAAATTTTAAATCACGTTTCTACAGCAGGAACTGTAACTACGATAGATTATCAACCAAGTGGCGTTTATACATTTGGAACAACTGGAAATCTAACTGTTAGGAATAGTAGTTCAACAGGAATTGCAACATCTGCAGTATCATCGGCAATTGATTGGTTCGATCAGCAATCAATTACACTTTCGAATGGGTCAATTTCTTGGAACACAATTGCAGATAGACCATCAACATCCGATTATGCGGGATCAAGAAGTTCCAGGTTCGATGAACTCCATATAGTTCTTATTGATGATAAAGGAACAATTACTGGAAATGCCGGAACAATTCTTGAAAAGCACCTTTCACTTTCCAAAGCAAAAGATGCATCATTCTCTGTAGGAAGTCCCTCTTACTGGAGAAAGTACCTTTCAATCAATTCTTCTTACATTTATGGGGGTTCTGCTCCAGCAGGAATTACTACGACAGGATTTGTAGGAACTGGGGCAACTTCATTTACTCTGGCAACAGATATTGGTTGGGACCAAAATGCACAAGATATCATATTTGCAGGTACGGGTGCTCCAACCTATACTCTTGCAGGTGGTCTGAATTATGGTGGACAAAGTGGTTTAACAACTTCTGGTTCTCTATATTCAGGACTGGATGATATTATCAGTGGTTACACATTATTTGAAAATACTGAGAACTACGAAACTAGTTTCATTCTAATGGGTTCGGCAAATTATGCAAAAGAAGACGCACAAGCACTTGCTAATAAGTGCATTCAAGTTGCCGAAATCAGACAAGATTCTGTTGCGTTTATTTCTCCGCACAGACAAGCATTCCTTAGTGACTCTACAGTTGGAACAGTTACTGTAAATAATGATGATACAATTACCAATAACTTGGTGAGCTTCTATGCTCCAGTTACATCAACAACTTATGGCGTATTTGATAGTGGTTATAAGTACATGTATGATAGATTCAATGATACTTTCCGTTATATCCCACTAAATGGTGATATCGCAGGAACCTGTGCTAGAAATGATATCAATCAGTTCCCATGGTTCTCACCTGCTGGTACTTCAAGAGGTACTATCCTCAATGCAGTAAAACTAGCATACAATCCTGGTAAAGTGCAGAGAGACAAACTGTATTCGAATAGAATCAACCCAGTTATCTTCTCACCAGGTGCTGGAATCATCTTGTTTGGTGATAAGACTGGGTATGGTAAAGCATCAGCATTTGATAGAATTAACGTTCGTCGTCTCTTCATTTATCTTGAAGAAGCTATCTCTGCTGCTGCTAAAGACCAACTCTTCGAATTCAACGATGAGATTACAAGAACAAATTTTGTAAATATTGTTGAACCATTCCTCCGCGATGTTCAATCTAAGAGGGGAATCTTTGATTATGTTGTTGTTTGTGACGAAACAAACAATACTGCTGCCGTAATTGATAGCAACGAATTTGTTGCCGACATTTACATCAAACCAGCACGATCCATTAATTTCATCGGTCTTACCTTCATTGCCACCAGAACTGGTGTTTCATTTGAAGAAGTAATCGGTACAGTTTAATTAACTTAGAGGTTTAAAACTATGGCAACTCGTCAACAACTAAATCCACCTCCTTTAAGAAAGATTACTGACTTCAAAAGTAAGCTGACTGGTGGTGGTGCAAGACCCAACCTCTTTGAGGTTGTTCTTTCATTTCCAGATGCTGCTGCACCAGATGCAACAGTTTTAGATAAGGCAAGATTTCTAGTTAAGGCTGCAAATCTTCCAGCATCAAACGTTGCTGCGATTGATGTTCCCTTTAGAGGAAGAACTCTCAAAGTTGCTGGAGACAGAACTTTTGATAGTTGGACTATCACTGTTATGAACGATACAGATTTCTCAATTCGTTCTGCCTTTGAAAACTGGATGAATACAATCAACAGAGTATCTGATAACACTGGTCTTACGAACACGGCAGACTATCAGGCAGATGCATATGTTTATCAATTAGATCGTGATGGTTCTACTTTGAGAGCATATCACTTCTATGATGTATTCCCAACACAAGTTTCTGCAATCGAACTATCTTATGATAGTGGTGGAGACATCGAAAACTTCACCGTAGAACTACAAGTTCTCTGGTGGGAAGCAGTCAAAGGTAATTCACCTGCAGCAGGCGGTCAAGATATCAACTAAATAGTTAAATAACAGACTAACTTTAATTATAATATGGCAAGACTTTTTGGTTTTTCAATTGAAGATACAGAAAAGAAATCCGCCTCTATAGTTTCCCCCGTCCCCCCCAATAATGAGGACGGGGTTGATAACTATATTGCTAGTGGATTTTATGGGCAATATGTAGATATTGAAGGTGTTTATAGGACAGAACAAGATTTAATCAAAAGATATCGTGAGATGTCTATTCATCCAGAGTGTGATGGTGCTATTGAAGATGTTGTAAATGAAGCAATCGTCAGTGATTTATACGATTCACCAATTGAGATTGAACTATCAAATTTAAATGCTAGTGATAAATTAAAGAAAGTAATCAGGGAAGAATTTAAGTACTTAAAGGAAATTTTAGA